TTTCTATTGCCTCTATTCTTTTACTTTGTCCTGTTGTTCCTGCAACTTCTTTATTCTTTTTCCAATCAGTCCATCCTATGTCTTGAATATGCACTCTATATTCTATCTCTAAACCATTGTTAGCATCGAACTGAATAGCTTCTAATCTCTTTCCTTGACCTTCTGTACCTATTATTTCTTTTGATGTATCTTTATATCCTGTCCAACCTTTATCTTCTATATGAGCATTGCATTGTAAATCTGGTTTTGGACTTAATTTTGCTTTAAAATCATTCCATCTATTTTCATCATTTACAAATGGAGCTGGACAAACTTTATGTGTTACATCATAATGTCTTATTACATTTTCAACTGGAATATTATATTTTGCCATTAACTCTTTTGTTAATTCTATTGTTTTATTTATTACTTCTTCTTTCATATCTAAAACACCATTATTCATATAGCAACACATTTCTATTCCTATTGAGTTATCATTTCTACATTCTGGGTGATAATATTTTCCATTAGTTCCACAATGCCATGCTCTATCCCCTTCTTTTACTACTTGCCATATTTCGTTTTCATCTACAAAATAATGTGCTGAAGCTTGTCTATCAACTGAATGAAAATAATCTGCATTTGCTTTTGCTGTACTTACTGCTCCTACATAATGAATAACTATATATTTATTTTGTTTATTTGTCATTACTGTTCTGTTTACGGTTGTTAGTTTTGTTTTTATATCCATAACTTATTCCCCCTTATTTGTTACTTTCTTTAAATCAGCTATTCCTCCAGCTGACATACTAGCAAATATACATGTTATTATTGTTTCTAATACTCCTAATCCCTCAACTTTAAATACTATACATACTATACTTGCTACTACTGCAATTATTATGTTTTGTAATGGTATATACTTATTATCTAATTTCGTTATCTTCGTTATTTCTCCTGCAATTAAAGTTATTGCCATTACTACTAAAGCTATTGTTATTTCCATACTAACTTACCCCCAATCCTGTTTTAATTAGTGCTATTCCTATTCCTACAATTCCTGTTATTATTGCTCCAATTGTTGTTTTACTCATCCATTTCAATTTATCTTGTATTTCTTTTATATCTGTAGCATTTTGTTTACACTTTGTTTCATTTTCGTGAGTTACTCTTTCAATTTCTTTATAGCCATCTAATTTACTTTCAATTACAGCTAGTCTTGTTAATACTTCTGTTTCAAATGTTTTTTCCATCGGCTACACCTCGCTATCAATAACTTCTTCTTCAACAACTTCTTCAACTGGAGTTTCTTCGATTTGCTCTTCAACTATTTCTTCTGGTATTATCTCTTCAACTGGTACTTCTTCAATTTCGACTTCTTTTGCCTTCTCTTCATACAGTCTTTCTATTTCTTCTAAATCTTCTTGTAGTAATACTCCTTTTGAAAACCAACCACTTGCATATTGATATGTTTGATATAATGCTATATTTCTTGCTATCATATCTTTTATTCCTGTCATTATAAATTGTCTTATAAATTCGTTCATTCTATATACCTCCTAACGCAACTAGTGCTGTATTTAAGTTATTTATCATTGTATTTAAATCTTTTTTATATGTAACCTCTACATTTGGTGCTACTTCATCTGTACTATATATATGTGTTACTCCTTTGTAGCTTTTTACTGTGTTTTCTAGGTTGTCTAGTATTGCTGATTGTTCTGTTGTACATTCGATGTCTATTGGTGTTGCTAATATGTAATCTACATATACTGGTGTTCCTGCGTTGTATTTAACTTGTAACCATGCTTTGAAATTATCTACTGTATCTGAAACATTTTCATTGTATATAATTATATAGCCCATTAAAGTTGCAATTCCTGTTTGACATAAATAAGTTGTATTTGGAGTTCCAACAACAAACATATTGCAAAATCCTTGTAAATAGGTATTTGCATCACTATTAGAGATAATTTCATTTGGAGAAATTTTTGTTTGAAATCTATATTTTCCACTTGTATTAGTTCCTATTGCCTCCCAGTTTTCAGTTCCATCAAACACAATTCTATTTACATTATGTCTTTCATACCATTTTCCATCTACCTTTACAAATGTATCTCTTATATCTCCAATAGCTCTCATTGGTTGTTGGGTTGGGATTGTGTGGGTTTGTGATTGATGTTCTACTATTTCAGTTGCTATTGAACCTTCTTCTATCATAAATATATTAGTTTTTTCACTTTGTACAGCTAGTGTTGCATAACATACATCTTCCATATTGTTGGTGTTAAAAGTAGTTTTACCAGTGAAAACTTCACCCTTTAAGAAATTCATATTTTTATCGAAATAGCATAAATTAGAATGTCCATTAGATACCACATAATTAGTATCAGGTTTGACTTTTGCTATAAAGCTACTGAAATCACCATTACCACTTAATGTACCATTTGCATAATTTCTATACTGTCCAGTTACTTCTAGTTTTGCTAAATTCTTATTACATACAACTTCATTTATACAACCTTGTCCGTATGGACTGTATGCTCCTGTATTTGTTCCTTCGACTATTTTTGTTTCTTCAACTGCTAATGCTATTTCACTTGCATTTGTGCCATTATGTACTCCTAAAAATACATAACTTTCATTTTCTTGTGTCGTAAATGTGTAATTTGTTATTGTATGATTACTTGCAAATACTATTCTTGTAAGACTATTTCCTGTTTTAACAGGTTGCGAACCAGCTGTTATAATAAAACGATTTCCTTGATTTTTTTTACTTATCGTATATGTTGTATTTGGTTTTACTTTTGCCATAAATCCATATACAGTGGCATTATCAATGTATTTATAAGAATTTGTATCATACCAGATACCATTACATTGTTCAAACAAATTCACATTATCCCCACAGCTTTCAACATCTACAGGAGTATCTGGTGTTGGTTCTCCATCTTGTTTACTATTCCCTCTAACATTAAACTCTGAAAATCGCATTTCTGCACTGTCTGTTATGTCTATGGTTTCGCCAGATAATGTTCCTGTTGGTAGTCCGCTTAGGTCGTTTCTTAATCTTTCGTTTTCTGCTTTTAATCTATCTAGTTCTGTGTTTTGTGTTGTTTGTTCTGCTTTTATGGTTGATATGTTTGTTTTATTTGTTGTATTGTCTTTTTCTATTGTTGCTATTTTTGTATTCGCTTGTCCTACTGCTATATCTATTTTATCCCAGTTTCCATTCAATGATTTCTCTACATCAAATTGGTCTGTATTATTTACTGGGTCATCATGTTTAAATAATTCTAAATATGTTGTTTTGCTCATTATGACCTCCTTATCTATAACCTACTACTTTTATTATTTTTATACGTTGACTTGCTTCAGTTGTTACTGCTTCACCGCTTGCAAATGTTATTTGTGTTTCTCTTACTGGTGTTATTGTAGTTCCATCTATAGTTATTAATTTGGAAAATAATTGTGCATTTGTTGAACTTGATGAATATGATGTAGTTAATCCCATTGTTTTCCCATTTGGAGAAAAAACTTTTATCGCATTATACGTTTCAAGTGTTGTGGATTGTCTTGTAAAATATATTTCTATATATTTAAAATTCTCTACTGTTTCTGATAATGCCACTGTATCTGTTGTTCCTTCCTCATCTTCATACAATGTAATACCATCTATTTTTTCTAAAATATCAGTACCATTCAATAATACTTTTTTCATAAAATTGACAAAGTCTTTTCCCCAATAAAATATAGGTTCTCCTTCTGTTACTAAATATGTTGATTGCAATGTTATTAATTCATCACTAACTTCTATCATAAATTCATAAGCTTTTTGATAATCAAATATCTTTCCTAAAGATATAACTGTATTTCCATTGCTAAAAGTATTATTACTTATAATAGGTATTATATTTCCACCATTTATCCATTCATCTTGTCCTTTTTCTTTATATTTCCAGTTAATATTTAATTGATTATTTATACTTCCAAAGCTTCCATTAAAATAATTTCCTGTAAATTCTAATCCTACTTCTCCTGTTGTTGGTTGAACTCTTTTTATTGTTGCATTTACTGATAGTAAAATATAATCATAAACACTTATACTTAAATTATGTGTTACAACATTCCCTCTAGTATCTGTTAATGTTATGACTGCATTTGTATCTTTTGAAATATCTAATGTTCCAAAATCTAAATATGTACTCTCTATAGAAGTTCCACTTATATTTGAAAATGATTTTGATATGTTATTTATAGTAACTGTGCATTTTGATAATTCAGCACCTTTATAACTTGTTAAATTTGTTAAGTTAATTCTCAATGTACTTTTATGTCTTACTATCTTTTGATTATTATTTGTAACTTTTACTATTTCTGAATTAGTATCTAAATAGCTATAACTTTCTATCTGTGGTTCGCAATCTGTTATATAACATGTTTTTGTTAATTCAACGCTTTCTCCAATTTTAGTACTTCCATTCCATGTTTCAATTACCATTCCTATTAAAACAGTTTTTGACCTTTTCATGTAATTATATAAGTACTGTATTGTTTCATCTTTTAATTTAAAAGTTGTTCCACTTACATAATTGAACTTTTCTAGTTCTTTAACATTGGGTATTGATACTCTTAATTTATTTGTAAATTTACTATAATAAGATGTATATGTTACACTAAAATAATCTTCTATATTTTCTCCAAAAAAACTATTTATTGTGCTTTTTCGTGCTATTGTTGTTAACGTTACATTTCCACTTGCACTTGCATTACCACAAGTATAGCTTGCTCCTGTTGCATCATTTACTGAAAAACTACAGCTTATAGATTTTGTACCATCATCATTATGTTGGATAGTTTGACTTCCAGTTCTTATTGTTAATGTAGAACCTGCTGAATATGCGGGAATTGTGCCTGTATATGTAGTACCATTTATTACAATTGTATATGTTATACTATTCCAGTCTTTCCAAGAATAACTAGATTTATATATTGTGAAGCTAAAACTGACTTCTGATGTGTTATTTTCTACATTTGTTGAAACTTCATTTACTGTTAGTTTAAATTCATGTGAATTTTTACTTCCATAACCTATTATTGTTGCCATCTTATCCTCCTATCCAGAAGACGCCTGTGCCTTCTCCGTAATCTTCTATTCTTGAATATTTACCAATTGTTAAATATTTTTCTACATTCATATTTTTAGATTTTACAATTGTTTCTCCTGTTTCTTCATCATATCCTGCTTTTAAAAGAACTTCATCTTGTGAACCTGTAGCATCCTTTATTTCTAATCCTTTTTCATTTAATGTAGATTTTGTTTTTGCATCCGTTTTTTCAATAGTTAAACCGTTTTTATCGAAGGTATAGCCTGTTTCTGTTTTTACTTTAGATGCTCCATTTACTTGTAAATCTTCTGTTACTGTTATTACTTTTTTCGTACTATCTTGTAATTCTTTTACACTTTCTGTTATTGTTACTATATCATCTTTTGTTGGGGTTTCATCTAGTTTACCTAATAGGTCTTGATAATTGTTGCCTACATCTTTTGATATGTCTTTTGTATCTTCTACTAAATCTAGAATTAATCCCTCATTTTTCTTAGCGAGTCTTTCTACTTTTAATGTTTTCTTTAATTCTTTAGTTGTAACTTTGTATTCTGTTGTAGTTGTATCTGGAATATCCGCTTCCATTTCCCCTTTTATACCAGTATTTATAGTTACATTTGCTTTTTGATAAATAGTTCTATACTCGTTTTCTTCTCTGTCTTTAACTATTATCACATCACAAGGTTCTAACCATAATAAACCTAAATTAGAAGCTTCTACAGAATAATATTTTAATCCGTTTATTTGCTCTAGCATTAAATCAATTACTTGTTCCCTTTTACTATCAACAAATTCATTTTCATCAAATCTTATTTCACATCTTCCATTAGTATTTATGCTATCTTCATCAATAGATTCAATGTTATCTTCTGCACTACCTCTTCCAAGAACCAAAGCATTAACTGGTCCAAAACTTTGCCCAACAACTAAATTTGATAAATAACTTGTATCTAATGTTTGAACACTATCACCAATCTTACAAAGATATAACTTACTTTCTTTTATAAATATTGTTGTTAATGTAGCTTCAGCTACTTTTTCTAAAACATCTCTATATGTTAGTTCTTGAGCTGTAAAGAAATCTTCATCTACAATTAAATCAGAATTAAAAAAGTCTGTTGAGTATAACTCTACTCCACAAACTTCTCCCATTCTATTTACTAATTCACTTATTTTGCATGGATATGTTAATTGCAATTCACTTTGTTTAAAAGGTATCATAAAATTAAGCATTTTATCATATCCAGTTACAACAAGTTCTTCTTTGTTTTTATCATCTTCTATATCTTTGATGAAAAATTCGCCCATATCTACATATTCAAATTTGTCATTTACTTTAATTCCATATTTAAAATCAACTATTTTTTCTTTTATTTCAATAGCATTTTTAACTGTAATATCTATCTGTTGCATAATAGTTTTAAATAATTGACCTTCAAAACTATATTTTAATTCTTTTGCAATTACTTGTTTTCTTGCTCTTAATTTATTAATTGGAATTGTATTAAATATATTTACAGGCATTAAATGTATTTCTTGTACTGTTAATTCTCCTTCTTTGATTGTTAGTTTTAAATGTTGTGTCTTGATTTTTTTTGATAGATTTTTAAATTCATTACTCACATTTTTCATGATAATTGTGGCCTCCTATCTATTGCTGTTAATATTACATTAAACTCTTCCCAATACCCTCCACAGGCTAATGGATTTGATTTTATAGCTTGACCATTATAAAAATCTTCTGTGTATAAATCTCCTTGTTTATAATCCCCCATATCTTTTTCTAAACTGAATTTAACATCTTCTAGAAAAGGATGCTCAAGTAATTGTTTTATTAAATTAAATTCTTCATCTGTTGTTTTTCCAAATTTTATTTCTAATGTTGTAAAATATCCTATAAATGTACCACTATAATGTCCATCCATAGCATTTCTTCCTGTTCCATCACCCCATAGAGGCTCTGGACCAGGAGTTATACTTATAATTCCTGGCACTTGTGTATTATTTACTACTAATTTTGGTTCGTACATATTTAGCCTCCATTCGTTGCAAATCTATTTTTATTTTTTATTTTTTCTAATCTCTTATTTAATTCATAACTGTCTATATATAAATTAAAGTCAAAACTTAAATTTATTAATATTTGTATTATCTTTTCAAGTAATTCTACTACTTTTTGATTATTTCCTAATCCCATTTCTTGATTAGCCTTTTTATATAATGACATCAATTTATCTTCTGGAGCAACAACCTCTCCTTGATGTCTATTATCTCCAATCATTGCTAATTGTGGTGTATTTGCTTTTACATATCCACCCTGTGCTAATCTTGGTAAATTTAAATTTCCAATTTTTCCAATATTCACTCCAGGTATTAGATTAATTAGATTAATTCCACCATTAATTAAAGAAATAGCTCTATTAATTGTTCTTTCAATCAATGAAATAACACCATTTATTCCGCTTTTTACTGCATTCGAAATGGCATTTCCTATACTTGTTCCTAGTTTAGTGAATGTATTTTTTATATTATTCCACACATTGCTAAAGAAATTGCCTATATGACTAAATACTTTTGTTATCCCATTATAGGCCTGTTGAAATATATTAGTAAACCAATTTCCTACATTTGAAAAAGCATTTTTTATTCCTTCCCAACACTTTTGTGCTGTTTCTTTTACTTTATCCCAATTTTTAATTAATACATATATTCCAGCTACTAAAGCTGCAATTGCTGCAATAACTAAAGTAATTGGTGATGTTAATACTGCTAAAGCTGCATTGAATAACCATGTTGCAGCAGTTGCTGCTGTTGTTGCTGCTGTACTTGCTATTGTTGCTGTTGTATTTGC